TATGGGCCGTAATTTGGCTAAAGTCGCTAATCAGAAACGAGGTTAATCATGGCTACACAAGTTAAACCAACTACAAAGAATAGCCCCCCAATTAAAACTGGGTCTAATCGCAATAATAAACCCGCTTCAGCTTACGTTGACCGCGCTAAAGAGGCTACAAGCCAGCTTGCCGCACGCCCAAACAAAAGCAAGCTTGACGAGTACGATGTGACTATTGGCAACATCAGCAAGTCTGCTGGTAATGAGCCTGTTAAAACGACCGGTATCAAGATGCGTGGCACGGGCGCGGCTACTAAAGGTTTGATGTCTAGAGGCCCAATGGCATGAACTACACCGAGTTAAAAGCTGCTATTCAAGCTTATACGGAGAACACGGAGACAAACTTCGTGGCGGAGATTCCTGTCTTCGTGACTCAGGCTGAGCAGCGTATTTATAACTCGGTGCAGTTTCCTTCTATTCGTAAGAACGTTACCAGTACGATCGCTATTAACACGAAATATTTAGATTGCCCGCTTGACTTCTTAGCTGTCTACTCAATGGCGGTTATTGATTCTGATGGCAACTACGAATATTTGCTTAATAAAGACGTTAACTTTATTCGGCAGGCATATCCACAGCCCACAGACACAGGTACACCTAAGTACTACGCACTGTTTGGCCCAACGGTATTAACTTCTGTAATTTATGACGAGCTTTCGTTCATAATTGGCCCGACAGCCGATGCAAGTTATGGCGTTGAGTTGCACTATTATTACTACCCCGAGTCCATTACAGTGGCCGCAGATGGTCAGACATGGCTAGGTGACAACTTTGACTCCGTGCTTTTGTACGGCTCGTTGGTTGAGGCTTACACCTACATGAAGGGTGAGCAAGATATGATGGCGCTCTACAACGGCAAATATCAAGAAGCACTTGCGTTGGCTAAACGTCTGGGTGATGGTATGGAGCGTCAGGACGCTTATCGCTCTGGTCAATTTAGGCAGGCGGTGACCTGATGGCTATCGTCCAAACCCAGACCACATCGTTTAAAGCGGAGCTTTATCAAGGTGTCCATGACCTGACGACTGACGTTATTAAGATCGCCCTGTACACAGCTAGCGCGGATTTAAACGAAACAACAACGGCGTATTCAGCTACGAATGAAGTAGCGGCTACGGGTACATATTCTCTTGGCGGGGCAACACTGACACCCATAACGGTATCGTCTTCTGGATACACGGCCTATGTCGGGTTTCCTAATATATCTTGGACTGCCGCATTAACAGCAAGGTGTGCCCTGATCTATAACTCCAGCCAAGGTAACAAATCCATAGCGGTTCTGGACTTTGGTTCAGACAAGACTTCTACGACCACATTCACAATTACCATGCCGACCAATGGCGCAACCACTTCATTGATTAGGAGTTCAAATTGATTACTACAACCAAAGGTGATATGGATGAATCTCTGCTTGAGAAAAGAGAGGGAGTCGTCGATAATGAGAACGAATACACCACTTGGGTGGAGTATTGGTTAGAGGGTGAGTTGGTGCATAGATCAGCCCATGTCGCTCTAAAGAAAATGCCCCCCATTGTTGCTGAAGCAGCATCTCTTACATAAGGAACCATCATGGCAAATACACAAGCAATGTGCACTTCGTTTTTAGGCGAAGTTTTTACTGCAACTCATAATTTTGGCGTAGCGCCTACTCGTGGTTCTAGCGCGGCTGACACGTTTAAAGCAGCTTTGTATTTAGCATCGGCTACATTAAATGCATCAACAACTGTGTACTCTGCTACTGGTGAAGTGTCTGGTACTGGGTACACGGCAGGTGGTGTGACGGTGACAAACGCAACTGTGCCAGCGTCTTCTAATACATCAACAACTGCGGGAACTGCTTACTGGACGCCTTCGGCTTCAATTACGTACACAACCGTGACTTTGACGACTGCATTTGACACAGTATTTATTTATAACTCTACTCAGAGTAATAAGGCTGTCAGCGTACATACCTTTGGTTCTCAAACAATTACCGCTGGTACATTTACATTGACTATGCCTGCTAATACCACTGCTGCTGCGTTGTTGCGTATCGCTACAACCTGAAGGTAGTGTATGGCTCTCGGGTGGGGCGGTGATGCGTGGGGTGATAACACTTGGGGCGGCACAATTCCTGTTACGGGGAACCAAGCTGTTTCGACTGTTGGCACCGCCTCGCCTATCGTTTCTGTAGCGATTACGGGTGTAGGCGCTTCGGGGGCAGTTGGTACAGTTACGCAGAGTCAGTCAGCCGCAGAAGTTGGTAGTTTAGCGGTTGGTACGGTTGGTACAGTTGGCGCTTCAGTTACGGTTGCTTTGACTGGTGTTAGTGCGTCAGGTTTGATGGGTACGCCTTGGGGCTACGGCACTTGGGGCAGTGAAGCTTGGGGCGGTGCTGGTTTAGGTACTGGGTACGGGTTTGATGTTACAGGTGTAGGTGCTACAGGCGCGGTTGGTAGTGTATCTGTTGCGGGACGGTCAATTGCGTTAACAGGAGTTGATGCTTCTGGCGCGGTTGGATCAGTAGTAAATGACAGCAGTAAAGCATTAACAGGCACTGCGGCAACGGGTAGTGTAGGTACAGTTGTAGCTACAAGCACGTTAGGAATAACAGGTAACGCTGCGCACGGTGAGGTTGGTGGGCCGATTGTGCCGCTGAACTCTAACCAAGCATTGGCTTTTGTTGGTACGGTAACACCAGAGAGAGTAGTTGAGTTGTCTGGTGTAGGTTCAACGGGTGCTGTAGGGACAATGGGTACGCCTAGGACGTTTGGTTTGACGGGCAACGGGGCGACAGGTAGTGTTGGAAGTGTGGTGGCTGTTTACTGGAAGCTTATTGACGACAAGCAATCAAATGTTTGGCAATTAATAGATGACAAACAGTCAACAGTTTGGCAGAATACAAATACTTCGTAAGGAACGAACATGGCAGCAACGACGACTCTTTTGGGCTTAGTCACCCCCACACAGGGAACACTCTCTGGTACGTGGGGAGACACAGTCAACTACGGTATTTCTGACTACCTTGATATTGCCATTGCAGGCACATTATCTTTTGCAGGTGATGGCGCTATTACTTTGGCAAACACTACGGGTAGCTCGTCAGGAAACGCAATAACTTCCACCACAGCCCAGTACATGGTGATCCGCATCACTGGCACACAATCTGTTACCAAGGTCATTACAGGCCCCAGCTACAGCAAACTGTACATGGTGGATCACGCGGGCGCTACAAGCGCGGTAACGTTCAAAGCCTCTGGCCAATCCGGTGTTTCTGTTGCTGTTGGTGAAAAATGTTTTGTATATTACAACGGCACTGACTACGTCAAGGTGGCATCCAGTGCAGTGTCCGGTATTGTTGGCCCAGCCAACGGCGGTACAGGCGTTGCAAACAATGCAGCCAGCACAGTTACAATCTCAGGTAGCTACGCTACAACGCTGACTCTTACCGGCACAACCTCAGTCACTATGCCAACATCGGGCACTATTGCTACAAAAGGGAATGCAATTGCTTTTTCAATCGTATTTGGACTTTAAGGATTTAACATGACCACAGTTAACATTGCCGCCGCTTCTAGCATTATTGGCACGACCACATATTTAACACCGTCAGCAATTACGGCTGTTGTTTTGCTTAATAACACAGCAACATCTGCGGCGGTTTACAAGATTAATCAAATCGTTGCCGCTAATGTGAATGGTACAAGCGCGGTGGATACCACAGTATCTATTTACAGTAACGGCGCTCAGACTCAAGGTAATGCGCCGTCAAGTGGCACGGCTTACCCAATTGCCTCTACTGTATCTGTACCCCCTGATGCGTCTTTAGTTGTTGTGGACAAGACAACGGCGGTTTACTTGATGGAGGGTCAATCCATTACGGTGACATCAGGTACGGCAAGCGGCATCACTTACTCCATTAGCTACGAAATTATTTCCTAATCGGAGGCAACCATGTCTCTTGGAAAAGTTGGCGGGATTCTCTCAGCCGGTTTAAACGGCATTAACTACCCTGTCACAGCGGTGGAATACTTATGTGTGGCTGGCGGTGGTGCTGGTGCTTGTGGTGCATTTGGTAATCCCGGCGGTGGTGGTGGTGCTGGTGGGTTATTAACTGCTACAGGTTTTGCTATTACCATTGGCTCCTCGATAACCGTTACTGTTGGAGCAGGTGGTGCGGCAGGTTCTACTTCTTCAGCAAATGGAGGTAATGGATCAAATAGCGTGTTTGGTTCTATAACTTCTACAGGCGGCGGCGGTGGTGGTGGTAGTACCGCTGGATTATCAGGCGGCTCTGGCGGGGGCGCTGGAGGTTCTGGCGTGGGAGGCGCAGGGACAGTAGGGCAAGGTAATACTGGAGGATCGGCATTAACATATAGTGGATATGCTTCTGGAGGTGGTGGGGGCGCTGGTTCTGTTGGACTTGGCCCTACTGGTCACCCTCCCGGTAATTCCTCTAAAAGTGGAGGCGGTGGGGCGGGGATTGCCTCTTCTATTACAGGTAGTTTTATCCAATATGCCGCAGGTGGTGGTGGCGGCTCATTTGCTACATTAGCATATGGGGCTGATGCTGGTCTAGGCGGTAACGCAACTGCTGGAAATGGTTCTTTTAACGGGTCTACACTTTCCACATCTGCAACTGCAAATAGTGGGAGCGGTGGAGGTGGCGGTTCTACTTCGTCTTATGGGGGCAATATTTTGGGTAGTGCAGGCGGTTCAGGAATCGTCATTCTCCGCTATCCATCTTACTTAGCCCCTGCCGCATCAACAACTGGATCACCAGCAACTTATGTTTCAGGTAGCTGGCGCGTCTATGAATTTGTAGCTTCTGGAACAATTACATTCTGAGGATATATGGCACAAGGTCTTTTTACCCTCAAACAAGTTAACCAAGCCATTCGTCAAAACGCATGGACAGGGACTTATGCGCCTACTTTTGTAGAATATCTTGTTGTTGCTGGTGGTGGCACTGGCAAGATTGGTGGCGGTGGTGCTGGTGGTTTGTTAACAGGAATGGTTGCTGTTACGGCTGGCACTTCTTACACTGTAACCGTTGGTGCTGGTGGCAGTGGTGGAGGCGAAAACTGGGGTTTTGGTAGCGCAACTGCTGGCGTCAATTCTGTATTTGGAAGTATTACTGCAACTGGCGGCGGTTTAGGTGGAGCGTATGTTGGCTCTTCTGGCGGTTCTGGCGGTGGCGGTGGAGCGCCATCTGGTGACCCTCCTGCTACTGGTGGGCAAGGCGTAGCAAATCAAGGCAATGCTGGTGGGTTTTCTGGCAATGCCAATTCGACCCCAAATAGTAATGGTGGCGGAGGGGGTGGTGCTGGAACTGTTGGGTTAGATGGTCGTCCAGCCACTGGCGGTAATGGGGGTGCAGGTGTTGCGTCTGCTATTAGCGGAACAGTTACAACATACGCTGGCGGCGGCGGTGGGGGTGGCGGAAGTGCTGGCGGTACGGGCGGTGCTGGTGGCGGTGGAAATGGAACTCTTTTAAGTAATGCCGCAACAGCAGGATTAGTTAACACTGGGGGTGGTGGCGGCGGTGCGCCGTATAACTTAGGGCAAGACGGTGCAGGCGGTTCAGGCATCGTAATAGTCAGATACCCCGGCTCTGTACAGTTTTACACTGGCGGAACTGTAACTGCGTATGGTGGTTACATCATTCACAAATTTATTTCATCTGGAACATTGGCTCCAACAACTCCAGCAGTTTTAACAAGTGGATTTGTAATCTTTACTCAGTCTGGTTTTTGGACTGCACCCGCTGGCGTAACATCAGTTCAATACTTGGTAGTTGCAGGCGGTGGTGGTGGTGGGTTGGGAACAAACGGAGTAGCAAACTCTGGCGGTGGTGGTGCTGGTGGATTTAAAACTGCATCAGGTTTTGCTGTAACTCCCGGAACAACATACACAATTACTGTTGGTGCGGGTGGCCCCCAAGCAAACGCTTTGAATGTAAATGGTTCTGATTCTGTATTTAGTTCTATAACCTCAACTGGCGGTGGAGGTGGAAGTTATGGTAACGCCGTTGGCTCCGCTGGTGGATCTGGTGGCGGTGGCGCAGGAACAGGCTCAGGAACTTATGCTGGCGGTGCGGCATCTCCATCAGGACAAGGAAACACTGGTGGAACTGGCCCCAACCTTGGCCCTCAATATGGTTCTGGAGGTGGCGGCGGTGCAAGTGCTGTTGGATCAAACGGAACTGGTTCTGCGGGCGGTGCTGGTGGCGCAGGGACTGCAAATAGTATTACAGGCGCGTCTATAACTTACGCTGGGGGTGGTGGCGGCGGAGCGGGTGGTGGCACTGGCGGAGCGGGCGGTTCTGGTGGTGGCGGTGCTGGTGGCGCGGCGGCGGCTGGAACGGCTGGAACCCAAAATCTTGGCGGTGGAGGCGGTGGCGGCTCTGGTGCTGGAGGAACTGCTGGTGGTGCAGGTGGCTCTGGCGTTGTGATTATTAAATGGAGTTGAAATGAGTCAAACTTTGTTAGGTGGATTCCTTTCCGCAACCTTTGACCCACTAGCAGGTGATAAACCGTCTACTGTTGAATATCTAGTGGTGGCTGGGGGTGGTGCTGGCGGCGGTAGCGGAACCAATTACCCACCCGGCGCAGGTGGTGGTGCTGGCGGTTTAAGAACTGCGGCATCTTTTGCTGTTACGGCTGGCTCGCCTATTACAGTTACTGTTGGCGCTGGCGGTACAATTTCAGGCTCTCCATATTTAGGTGGTAATGGTTCTAATTCTGTCTTTAGTTCTATTACATCTACTGGCGGTGGCGGCGGTGGTAGTAACAACAGTACATCTGGCGCTTCTGGCGGCAGTGGAGGCGGTGGTTTTTTCAGTGGTACTGGCGGTGCTGGCACATCAGGTCAAGGTTTTGCTGGTGGCAATGGCGGCGGCGGTTCAGGATTTTCAGCAAGTGGTGGTGGTGGTTCAGGCTCTGTAGGCTTAGTATGCGTAGATGCGGTTGGAATTGGTAATGGTGGGACAGGAACTTGTTCAACTATTACAGGTTCACGAGTTTTCTATGCTGGTGGTGGCGGTGGTGGTGAAACTACTACATATGGCCCATCTATAACAGGACTTGGTGGCGCTGGCGGTGGTGGTAATGGGGCTACTGCAACATCTGCCGCGCCATTAACGCCCAGCGGCGCAGGCACTGCAAACAAAGGTGGTGGCGGTGGTGGGGGTGCTCCTTTCAGCCCTCCAAGTGCAGGCGGCTCTGGTGTCGTAATCCTTCGCTGGCCTCAATCACAACAAGCACCTGCTTCCACAACAGGAAGCCCTCAGATAAACTACTCTGAAGGGTATCAGATTTATACTTGGACATCTTCTGGCACTATCACTTTTTAAGGAGCAAACATGAGCCATTTCGCAAAAGTAGAGAACGGTGTAGTGACGCAAGTCATAGTCATCGAGCAAGACGTTTTGAATTCAGGTCATTGGGGCGACCCAGCATCTTGGGTTCAGACCTCATACAACACTTCTGGCGGCGTACATCGCCTAGGCGGTACACCACTGCGTAAAAACTACGCTGGTATTGGCTACAGCTACGACGCACAACGCGATGCTTTTATCCCTCCCAAGCCCTTTGCATCTTGGTTGTTGGATGAAGGCACTTGTCAATGGGATGCCCCTACACCTATGCCTGTCGTAGAAGGTAAAATGTTTACATGGGACGAGCCAACAACATCATGGGTTGAAGTCGTAGTACCCGCCTAATAGGAATAATCATGGCTCAATACAGTGGAATGTGGACGCTAAGTCAGGTCAGTCAAGCGGTTAAAAACCAGACTTGGACGGGCTTGCCCCCTGCTGTTATTGAGTATTTGGTTGTTGCTGGTGGTGGCGGTGGTCAAGGTGGTGCAATAGGCGGCGGTGGGGGCGGTGCTGGTGGATTACTTGCTGGATATGCAGGTATTACTTCTGGTTCATCTATTACAGTAACTGTTGGCTCTGGCGGTGGCTCCAATACCTCTGGAAGTAATTCAGTTTTTGGGTCAATAACTGCAACTGGTGGCGGCAAGGGAGGCGATGGCGATGGTGGTATTTCCCCG